TCAAGGGCTGCCCTGCGATCACTGAATTTTATTTCGGGGCTGTCCGGATCAAAGTCCCGCATCCTGTCATGCTGATTTCCGGTTAATCGCTCCAGTCTTCCAGCCACTCGGCGATCTGTTTTTGTTTCAGACGTTCACCGTTGATCTGGAGAAGAGCACGGAATGGTGCGGTCTGTTTTAGGGTGATGGATGCAACATTGTCCGCATGACCGGGGTTATCGAGTGTGCCAATGTTGAATACTGAACGGGCTGTCATATGGTCAGCGTCAATAAAGCAGCGTGCTTTTTCAGTGGCGCTGGCATAGCCTTTTGAATAACGAGCAAAATCTTCAATGCTGGTCGTGGTCATGGCACCGCGGAAGCGGAAACGCTCCAGAGAAAAACGCTCGAGGCTTTCAACGCCAGTACCCTCTGGCAGTAATGCGGTCGGGCAAGCCAGGCCATGAATATCATTCAGGTGATAACCGGAAAGAACCAGGTCTTTGACCTGCTTGAAGGTACCGCTGTCTAACTGAGACATAAAAATTCCTTAAAGATAGATGTAGAAAAACTGAAACTAAGGGCTATCAATCGCGGCTTATTTCGCCGCGCGTAACTTTCCGTCCGGATCCCCGCCGAGGGTAAACAAGTTGCCCTGGTCTTCCTGCAGGATGGTGAGCTTCCCGCCTTTGTTAACCCACATAGGGGTTTCGGTTGTGTCCTCTTCGGAGGCTTTACCACGCGGTGTCGGGGTGCTGTAGTTCAGCTTGTGCTTGATCTTCACGCGCTTCTCTTCAACGGAATTACCCATACGCTCAAAATCAAAGGTGAGGACTACTTTGCCTTTGTTGCCATTGTTCAGAACGCCAAGCGCGGTGGTATTAAGTGCTGCCGCGATTTTGTTCATGAACACGCCGGCATCCAGTTCGCCAAGAAAATCTGGCACTACGGTCATGCGGTCATTACTCATGGTTTTACCCTCGTTAAGGCGGCTTCCACCGCCGTGTTTTCTCCATACACAACAGAGAAGGACACCTGCATTGGTCGGCGGCTTGCAGAGACCGCTGTCTTTTGCCAGGGTGGATTGGGTTATGAGCCCGTCGCCCGGTGATGCCCTTTTCTGTTGCGTAAAAAGGGCGGTACCGAGGTAGAACATTATCTTCGTCCCCCTTGCATAAGGTTGAAGACCCTGGTACCGCCAAGACTACACACAGCAATACTGGAACTACGGTTATCACGGTCCTAAGCGTGATTTGGTTGTGGTGGCCGGTACTACGATATTCCGGCATGGGTTGATTACCAGTGACGCACCCTTTCGGGACACTCCCTCACGGTTTAGCGCATCAGCCTGCGCATTCACCACAACGAAGAGAGCACTGCCGGTGTTCGAATCGAACGAACCTTTTCCCTGCCCAACCCTCCCAACAGAATGGGACTGTCTGGAATCGAACCAGCACTTATGCCTTGCTCGTCAATGCTCTCGTCGTTGTGCCCTGAAAAAGGCTGGCGGTGACCGGACAAGTGGGAAAACACCGGGCCGCCAGAACAGGGAAGTACTTGTTATTGCTTTGGCCTGCTTTTAACCACATCAGGCGCGGTGGTAGGTATCTTCGGGCGGGGGCCAGTGACTAGCTGGCATCCCTACGGTACTTTTCACCGACAACCGCGGGTTAGACGGTTCCGTTTCGTCGGATAGAGCTGTCGATGCTGGTAGTCACTCCAGCCCGTAACCCCTCCCGAAGACACCTGTTTATCGCTAAAACTTTAAATTACGTACGAGTGGTGCAGCTGTTGAGCCGCCAGTCATTTGAACCCTGACACGGCTTACCGAAGGTTTGCTACGCTCTTCGCCAGTAAGGCTGTTGAACGTACACGGACCCAGTACTAGGCGAGGAATGCCTCGTAAAATTACAGTGTCCCCAACTTTCGGGTGTTTGTGATAAGCCCTTCGGCGTTGTGCTGCATTCATCGTGAAATTCCCCTACCTAACTTTATTGAGCGAATCATCCGGTTATTCATACGCCACCGGCGGCTACTTCGTGGGCGTCCTGCCTGTTCGCTGTTGCTTATGGCTAGTTGTAATGTTGTAAATCGTAATAACAACTTTAAGGTGTAATTTAGTTGTGAATAATGGTTATGTCAACAACTTTATGTGGTTTGATTGTGGGGCGTCTGAATGTAAGGATGTTCAAAAAAGGAGGCTGTATGGAAGACAAGCTCTACGTTTTTAACTACACACAAAATAGAAATAAGCTTTTTGCAAATTTAATCAGCATTATTGATGGGATTCTTGCCGATGGACATGTGCGGGATGAAGAGGTGCTATATCTTGATACTTGGCTACTTGAAGCCAACCAAACCATTAGAAATGGTGTTATCAAGAGTCTAAGTGTTAGGGTTTCTAAAATACTGGCCGATGGTGTTGTTTCTGATGATGAGCGTGGTGAATTAAAACTGCATCTTAATGATATACAAAGACAAATACTCGATATACCCGATGTGGATTTATTCTCCAGTGAGTCAGATCTGCATCTGTTGAATGGTCTTTGCAAGGGTTTAATATCAGATCGAACCTTAAGTGAAGAAGAAGTGAGATACCTGGACTGGTGGTTAACACAGAACGGGGCGCTAAAAAGTAATTATCCAGGAAAGGAACTATACGCTTTAGTAAAAGAGATTCTGAGCGATGGGATCATCACCACTGAAGAAAGTGAAAATCTACACAAGGCGCTGGTAGATTTTACTGGTTGTGACCTTGCAAGCGGCGTCGTAGATGGGCTTTCTACTAAATTACCATTAGATAATACTGCTGAAGTTTCTGTTGAAAATAAAACATTTTGCTTAACGGGTGTTTTTTTGGCAGGAAAGAGAGCACATGTTGAAGACCTAATTAAAAAGAATAATGGACTGATTTCCAGCGGAATCACAAAGAGAATTGATTTTCTCGTAATTGGTACTCTTTCCTCGCGTGACTGGAAGTTCTCCAGTCACGGAAGGAAAATAGAAAAAGCAGTCTCATATAGAGATGATGAAGGGGCTAAGTTAAAAATCATTTCAGAAGAAATGCTTTTTCACGCTCTACCATGAACGTGAAGACCAGAACACGCGACCAATAACGTGTATTCTGGCTCTTCTTTCATCAAAGTTGAGTACTTCATCCGGGTACTCTTCTTTGTTGAAACTCCGCAGTATCAAACCACCATCTGGTTGATTGATAAGAACTTTAACTCGAAGTAAAACTCCATCTCTAACAGCGTATAAATCACCATCTCTGATAGGTTTCGACTGTGACATGTCAATCGCGACATGATCCCCATTATTCAATACTGGCAAAAGGCTGTTGCCCCAAATCTTTACGATTCTTGCGTTAGCAGGACTGACTCCAGCTTTTCTAAGATCGAAACGACGAAGAGGGAACGAATCAACAACTGATTCCACAATTTCGGCTTCACATCCATTGCCAGCAGAGAACTCAACATCGAGAACGGGTATGTTGGCAAATACTTCAGGATCAAGTTTTGCTTCTTCAAGTTCCTCAACTACAAAATCAGAAATAGAGCCATTCTCCTCAATTCCGAGCTGTAGCCATTTTTGGGATACATCTAAAGCTTTCGCAATATCTTTGATCTTTCTAGGTTGAAGCGTATCTCCATTTTCAATTTTCGCCACAGATTGTTGAGACAGGCCTATTAGCTCGGCTAACTGAGCCTGGCTCATGCCTTTCTTCTCTCTAGCTATTTTTAGTCGTTCCGCAAGTGTATTCACAACTTTACCCCCTGTATTAGGAGAGATTACAACTTTATGTTTTAGCTTTCCAACACCTAAAAGTTGTGGTAAAAGTTGTTTAGGTTGTATGATCAATGGTGCCAACAACTTTTACCTCAAACCACAGGAGAAAAACTATGACACCTGAGCAGTTAGCCCTTTCAGAGGCAATTGAAACTGCTGGTGGCCAGTCTGAGTTAGCCCGGAAACTAACTGCAAGTTCCGGGAAGGAAGTTAAACAACAACAGGTATGGAACTGGCTCAACAGAGAAAAAAGGTCGCCAATAAAGCAATCTCAGTACATTGAGAGCGTTACTGGCATCCCAAAAGAAAGACTGCGTCCTGATGTTTTCCAAAAGTCTGCAGATTCAGCAGCTTAATCAACAACCACAAAAGAGAGGAGTTAACCGTGGGTAACAGCAGCGAGACAAAAGATACAAACAGCGTGACCGCTAAAAGCGATGAAGGACAAATAACCATTTCCGAAGGAAAGATGCGGGTTTACATGTCATTCCAGCCAATTGTCCTTCCCCTTATTGGCGAGCTGATAAACGAGATGATCCTTAGAGGGAGATCCGCGGAGGAAATACAGGCGGCAGTTGAAAGCGCCGCCCGTGGTTATTCAACGTTCTATCTTTCGTTTGTTCATGGCTAGCACTGCGTACGTTGATATTGCTCTTCGGTTTCTTTTGATCTGGCGGACTCTATTTCCTTCAGTTTGTTTCGGTAAAGCTCACTGAAGACCAGTTCTGCATTGGTGATCAACTGAAAAACCTCTTCTGGCGACTTCTGGAATGTTTTGAAGTGACCAGACAAGACAAGATTCATGGCCAGATCGTGAGCGGCTTCTTCGGGAGACTTGCCGTAAGGCAGTGAATTTACAGACATGTCGAACCTCCTTCGGTTCTGTTGGTGTGAGAGCTTGCAGGCTATCACCGTCAGGAAGTTCGGCGCCAATAATGGAGTTGCAGTAATGAACGAACCGCAATGGAAAGTCGAACGTCAGCCAGCCTGGCTGGTGGTAGCGATTAAAAAAACGATTACCGATCTGCCTGGTGGCTACGCCGAAGCGGCGGAATGGTTGGGGGTGACAGAGAACGCATTGTTTAACCGCCTTCGCGTCGACGGGGATCAGATCTTCCCTATGGGATGGGCGATGGTGTTACAGAAAGCCGCCGGTGTCAGCTACATAGCTGATGCGTTTTCTCGTCAAACAGATAACGGGATACACGTTCCGGGTGCGGTGCCAGATGACGAAAACGAAGAAATTGGCTTAAAGCTGGCCGAGCTGGTGGGGCGTCTAGGAGAACTGGTCAACGCTTACCGTTGGTATATCGACGATGGGGTTGTTGATAAGGGTGAGTGGCAGAGCCTTAACGACATTGCATATCAGTTCAGGGTAACTCTGATGACCTTTCTGAATTTGATTGCCCGTGTTTACTGCCTTCCAGAAAAGAGTGACGCCCGCGAGTGTGCAGCTCCGGGCGCCTTGGCGAACAACTCTTCGAGTATGGAGAAATAATCCGCATGAATAGTTTAACGGCTTTTAACCGTCTACCGCAACTCAGGATGATCCCTGTTTCGGGTACTCCGTTGTTTCGGTATGAACGCAGATTATCAAACCGCTGGGTTCCGTGTAACCACAGTAGGGCGGTTTCAATTGTGGGGGTCTACAACCGGAGGGCAAAACGCCTGTGCGCGAACTTAACCGAAGGTTCAAAGACTACCGTGGAGTGCCAGTCCGTGTTATCCGCTGGGAACCTGAAACACAGCGCGTTATCTATCTGCGTGATGGCTACCCGCACGAATGCTTCAGCCCACTTGAGCATTTCAGGCGAAAGTTCAGGGAGATAACGGACGATCATGAGCCAGATATTTGAAATCGTTCAATCGCTGTCGGGGCAAAGGAATAGCATCACCATTCCGGTCCCGTACCTCGATTATTTCTCCGGCGATCAGCAGGCGCATGCTTTGGGCGCTGTGCTAAACCAGCTCGTGTTCTGGTCTGGTAAATCAGATCTGAATGATGGCTGGTTTTATAAAGAGCACAGCGAGCTTGCGGCAGAGATTCGCGGCGTGAGTGAAGATCAGGTGCAGCGCCTGGTAAACAAGATTTGTACCCGCTGGCTACCAGGGGTTGTTGAAAAGGCGCAGCGACAGGTAAACGGCACGAAAAAGACGCATTACCGTATCAATGGCGAAGCGCTAATCAATGTTTTATTCCCGGCAACGCTGGATTCCGCAGAATCGCGGAACGGGAAACGCGAAGTCGCGGAACCTATTCCGCAGAATCACGGAACCGAAAACGCAGAATCGCGGAACCCTAACCGCGAAGTCGCGGAACCTATTCTCTATACAGATCATTACTCAGATCACCACAAACAGATCATTAACCCCTCTTGTCCGGTTGCGCCGCAACCAGACCCTGAGGTGTTGATCACTGATAACGCCATCCTGGTTTTAACTCATTTGAACCAGGTAAGCGGCTCCCGGTACCAGAAATCTAAAACCTCTCTGGAAAACATACGTGCCCGTCTGCGTGAAGGTTATACCGTCAGCGACTTAACGCTGGTGATTGACCTCAAGCATGAACACTGGAACGGCAATGACGCGCAGTATCAGTACATGCGGCCTGAAACTCTGTTTGGGCCGAAAAAATTTGAGGGTTATCTGCAAAGCGGGCTCCGCTGGGATAAGAAAGGCCGTCCCCCTCGTGAAAGCTGGGGCGAGAAGAAACATGACCCGATGAAGTTCGGCCCGGTAGATACCAAAATTCCAGAGGGATTCAGAGGATGATTGAAAACAAATACTGCCGCGCGCTGGCCGAACTGCGTTCAAAACCAGCTCACGAATTGAAAGAAGTTGGCGATCAGTGGCGGACACCGGATCTGCTTTTCTGGGGTATCAACGCGCTATTTGGTCCATTAGTTCTGGACTTGTTTGCTGACGACGACAACGCGAAATGCCCGGCATGGTACACCGCCGAAGATAACGCACTGACGCAGGACTGGTCTGAACGTCTGGCAGAACTGGGTGGCGCGGCTTTTGCCAACCCTCCATATAGCCGCTCGCAGTACCACGAGAAACAGGCGATCACTGGTATGACGCACATCATGAAGTACGCAGCAACCCAGCGCGAGAAGGGCGGTCGCTATGTATTCCTGATAAAAGCCGCGCCGAGTGAAACGTGGTGGCCGGAAGATGCCGATCACATTGTATTCATTCGCGGGCGCATTGGTTTCGATCTGCCAGTGTGGTTTGTACCTGCTGACGAAAAACAGAAGCCCACCAGCGCGTTTTTTTCCGGAGCCATAGCTGTATTCGATAAGTCATGGCGTGGCGAGCGATTCAGCTATATCAACCGCACAGAACTGGAAACAAAAGGGCGCGCGTTTATGGCTTTGGCACAGTTTGCCACCAGCAAACCTCAGCCAGCAACCGCCACACCACCTGTAGCTGACAAGCCAGAAGCAGAGTTGCCACTTACCCAGAAAGATATTTTTGATATCAGCGGTGTTGAGGCGTGGGCATGCGTTAGAGCTGCGTTCGGCGATAAAGAAGAATACACATTCAGTGAATCGAAGTTTGGGCATACCTGGGCGGCGGATTCTGTCGAAGCACCGGAATTCACTCAGGTATCACCATTAACGATCGACAAAGCGAAGCTGCTTATTCGTGAGAGTATTTTGCTCGGTGTGGATGAGTGGCTGTTGTCGATTGAATTCGATGACGCTGCTGCGCGCCTGGATATGTCGGAACGTATTCGTACTGTTGCCCTTGAAGCATCTGGTGAATATGGCATGAACAGTACTGATTTCATTGCAGCTATGGGAAGCCTGGATGTTTCCAGTTGGTCCAATATTCGCCAGATCCGCATGCACATCCGTGAGAAAGCTAAACCAGTAGCCGATCAGCTTCCCGAGTCCCGTATATGGCCACTGGAGGTTGGAATTGTATTCGACCAGGTGGATGGTGCTGACATGCTGGATGAATCACAGCAGAACAAGCTGAAAGCCAACATCAATCAACTCTGGCTGGAACGAATGTCCACCAGCGAAATAATCACAATTGCGCGTGGTCTTGTCGACAGCATGCAGGGGGTAACTCATGCGTGAAACAGTCTTTTATCGCCCTGCCGGTATAGCGCCTATTTCGGATGTTGTTCAACGTGTTCGTCACTATAGCGGGAAAGTTGAGGTATGTTTCAGGAATTATGACGGAGGCTTTTAATGAGGCTCATACTCCCATTTCCACCCAGCGTGAACACTTACTGGCGCGCTCCTAACAAGGGGGCGCTGGCTGGTCGTCACCTCATTAGCGCTGAAGGCCGTAAATACCAGAGCGCTGCCTGCGTGGCGATCATTGAGCAATTACGACGTCTCCCGAAGCCATCGACTGAACTGGCTGCGGTAGAAATCACTCTGTACCCGCCGGATGCGCGCCGCCGGGATATCGATAATTACAACAAAGCCCTGTTTGACGCGCTGACGCATGCGGGTGTCTGGGAAGATGACAGCCAGATTAAGCGCATGCTGGTGGAATGGGGACCCGTAGTGCCGAAAGGTCGGGTAGAGATAACGATCAGCAGATATGAACCGGCGGGTGCGGCCGCCTGATATGGAGAAAAGTATGAGCCAATTAGCAACAACAGCATTAACCATGTCCAGCAGCGATATTGCTGAGCTGGTGGAATCACGACATGACCATGTTAAACGGTCCATTGAACGCCTGGCAGAGCGCGGTGTTATTGAACTCCCCCCAATGGGGGAAGTTAAAAATCACCTCAATCAGTCGGTATCGGTTTATCTGATAGGGAAGCGGGACAGTTATATCGTTGTCGCGCAGCTGTCGCCGGAGTTTACCGCGCGTCTGGTTGATCGCTGGCAGGAGCTTGAGCAGGCACAGCAGCAGACGATTCCTCAATCATTCTCTGAAGCCCTACGTCTTGCCGCTGACCTTGCAGAACAAAAACAGCAGTTGACTAACGAACTGGCTGCCGCGGCGCCGAAGGTAGCGTTTGTTGATCGGTACTGTACAGCCAGTGGGTCAATGTCATTCCGCCAGGTGGCAAAACTGCTTAAGGCAAAAGAGCCAGATCTGCGGTTATTCCTCCTTGAGAACGACATCATGTATCGCCTTGGTGGAACGATGACCCCACGGTATCAGCATATTGATGCGGGCCGTTTTGAAGTGAAAACCGGCACATCCGTAACCTCAAATCATGCATTCAGCCAGGCACGTTTCACTGCGAAAGGCGTGCGCTGGATTGGTGGACTGTGGGCAGAACACATTGCCAGGGGGCAGGTCGCGTGAGAGCTCTGCTTACCCCCGAGATCGCCCATCGTATGGGGATTGTGCTGTTCCGTCCCGGTGCTAAACTGATGCACCTCTTCATGCGTGGTCGCGTTCTGCTCGAGCCTGAACCAGAAGAAATGGCGTCATTCAGTACCGGGGCTGTTCCGGCAGCCATTCAGCCGCTGGCTGATGATCCGGTAATGCGGCAGGTCTTCGGGAATGAGCGGGTTATTCAGCGTGCCGGTGGACTTCCTTCCCTTGAGCAGTGGCTGAGTTCTCGGTTTGAATGCCAGTGGCCACATTCATCGTGGCACGACAAGAACTTCACAACAATGCGGCACCCACCAGGAAGTATTCGCCTGTGCTGGCATTGCGATCACACTTTGTCGGGGCAGCATACCGAACGGCTTGCAGGTATAGCGGCAGGAAACCTGGTATCCTGGATTCTGGAAGTCATTCGGCGTGATTCTGGTTTTCCCGAGTCGCATATCCTGACGCTTCCGGAACTGTGCTGGTGGATGGTCAGAAACGACCTGGCTGATGTTATTCCGGAAAGCGTTGCGCACAAGGGGCTACGCCTTCCGGATGAGAAGATCCGCTCGGTCATGAGGGAAAGCGACATTGTGCCTTCCGCTACTGCAACCAGCCTCGTGCAGGAGAAGGCGAAGAAGATCCTCACGCTCTCTGTTGATCCGGAGTCTCCGGAATCTTTCATGCTCAGGCCAAAGCGACGCCGCTGGATAAATGAGACTTACACCCGCTGGGTAAAAACACAACCCTGTGAGTGTTGCCGACGGCCAGCAGATGATCCGCACCATATCGTAGGGCACGGTATGGGTGGTACAGCAACAAAAGCCCATGACCTCTTCGTGATCCCTCTGTGCAGAGAGTGCCACGACGAGTTACACGCCGATGTATCGGCATTCGAGCAGAAGCATGGTACGCAGCTTGAGCTGCTACTGCGTTTTATGGATCGGGCGCTGGCGATCGGCGTAATTGCGAAAGCTTAAGTGTATGGAGCGCAAAGAAGCATGAATCAACAAGACCTGAATTTTGTAAGAATAGAATTGCGCCGCGCGCTACCTGACCTCTCTGGGGGAACAAAAGGGCAGCTTGAGGCTTTCAGTGAACACCCACCAGCAGACAAAAATGCCACCCCGCGCCGTGGAATTCATCTCGTCGAACTCGAAGGAGAGAAGGGGCCTCGCTTTGTTAACTCGCTTTCCGCGCCATTGTATGTACTGGAAACACGCAGCCGCTGCAGGCCAATGCCGCCGATAAAAGATGCGGAATTTGAGTCCGCGCCGTGGCGTAGGGCAGTGTCCGCGCTTAGTGGATACCAGCAGGCCTGGTTGCGGTACTGCTACGGTTTTGACCTTAGCTATAAGCACCAAGTGATGATGTGTGAATACGTCTGGAAAACTTATCAGAAATGCCTGGGTGATAATTCCCTTCAGGAGCGCGTAGTAAAGAAACTGATTGGCCTGGTATGGCTGGCAGGGCAGGAAATTGCCGCAACCAGAAATAATGAAACCTATAAAGACTATGCTGGTGCAGCGTTGGCCCGCATGGTTAGCGTTGATCGTTCGACATGGTTGCGTGTCTATTCAGGGCACTGGGCTGGGTTAAAGGCCGCTTTTACCCAGCTTGATGAATCTGCGTTGGCAATGGCTCTTGAATACTATGAGGAAGAAGAAGCCCTCAAAGTGGCAGAAATGTGAAGTAAATTTCACTATCTCCTTCAAACGCGCTTGCAAAATGCAACAAAATAAGCCATATTTGAAGCGTATTTGATATGTTGCCAAAGTTTTATAAACCCGCCAATGAGCGGGTTTTTGCGTTATAATTCACCGATTTAAACCAATTGTTTTAAATAGGTGAAGTATGAAAATAGATAATCCCGAAAATCCACTTGAACGAAACGATTTTTCGATGGATGACTTCCATCACTACTTAAGGGAGTTTGATAAAGCTGTATGTGAAGCGAATGCTGTAAGTCAGGGGGTTGGTGTGCGAATGGCTGAGGCTTTTAAAGGGTGGTCTACATACATTTTTTCACGAATCTGCATTCATGCTTCAATAATGATTTCCAACGTACCAAAATCAAGATGGGCTAAGCGGGATTATGACTTTTGGGATTTTTCGGCGATTGCACCTCATGTAAGAGCGATTCTGGAAGCTGAGTTATTGTTTATGTATTTATCTGAGAATCCAGATTCAACTGAGGAGTGGTCAGCAAAGTTGAATGTCATGCACATGAATGATTGTGTAAAGAGAATTGAGTTATTTACATCTAGTGATAATACGAAAGCATTGGATTTTTATCATGAACAAAAAGATATAATAACTGAGAGACTTAATAACAACCCTGTTTTTTTATCCCTTGAACAAGGAACCAGAAAACGTTGCTTGACTGGAAAAGCGCTTATGATTCCAAATCGAGATGAGTTATTGGTTAAACTGGGAAA